CAGCGTTTGGGTATAATTCAGTCATTCGTTTAAAAACTGGCTCAAGTTCTAATTCAGCTATGCCTAAAACAAGTGTTGTTGCATCGGTTAAAAGTATTGCTAACATTTCAGGATCATCAGAATATTGGGCAGCAAAAGCTACAATACTATGTATGATAGTTCCCATGTTTTCTTCTATTTCTTTATCTGTCATACAATACTTCTTTGCCATAAAGAGCCAATAAAGCTGCTTCTGCTCTGCCGTCATCTTTAACGCGTTTGAACATGCTTGCTTGTTTTGGAAATCGTTCGATAGCTAAACCACGAGATGCACCTTTGTCTTTTGAAAGACCAAAATATTTTTTCCACTTTGCAGGAGTGACTATCTTTTTTTCTATTTTATGAGCAGCTAATCCCATTTCAAGCGCGCCGTAACCTTGACCAAATCTAAAAGTTGAAGGTGCACTTTGTCCGGGGCGAGAAGCAACTTGTTCTAAAACTGCTACATAATTTTGTTTGGCTTTAGGAGACAGTATTTCATAAAGCTCATAAAGATTAAGAATTGGACGACCTTTAAGATCAGCAACAATAGGCATGTCCCAAATTTCTAATGCGTTATTAGAGGAAAGATGAGCAATAGCGCCAGAGAATCCAGGATCAATGCCTATTATTATTGTCATTAATCAAACAACTTTGCTGCTTGAGGACGTCCAGTACCAGACGCTCCTTTTGCTACAGTTGTTGATGCTCCTTTTGCGCGGTTACGATCTTTACCTTGGTTCTGTGCAAGCCAAGTTGTGTAAAATTCAGGGTCTTTTACATTATGCCGGTATTCGTTGACCGTTTTATTTGTTTCTGCGTGAAAGACTTTTGATACCACATTTTGAGTTCGTGTTTCTCCGGTTGGTACATAGTTACCAGAGTCGTCACGAGCCGTTCTATCAACAATTTCACGAAGAACGCCTAGCTTAACTTGAGTTCCAATTAAGCTTGTAAGTACTGGTACAGGTGTAGGTACTTCTTTCTTTTCTTCGTAATTGTAAAGTTTGACTACTTTTTCCTCTGTTGTTTGCGCTGATAGCGGTTCTTTAGTTGCGAGGAGACAAAGTTCATCAATAATGGCAAAACCAGGGAGCGGAATACGTGTTTTACCATCTTCTTTTGAAACATAGTAATTCACTCCTTTACCTGATGTAATCCATACTGTTTCACGGTATTCATTACCGTTGATGTCAGCATGAAAAGTAACGCTTTGTGCGTCACTGCTGCGTGATTTATTTGCGTAAGCAAGTTTAATAACAGCAGAATAAATGTCAGAAGGTAGAGGTTGATAGCCACCGCCTCCTGCAACGTCTTTGCTTTCTTCAAGCCCTTCTGTTGTTAGATTGTCAAAAAGACCCATATGGTCCTCCTTTGATTTGATTTGGTTTGATTAGCTGTAATAGCTATGCAAATGATCGAGCAGTCTCTGAGCGTCATTATCTATGAAAGTCTCAGATCTTGTGAACATTCCCATTGGGGATCGAATACGTTCTCCGATAGTTTGTTTTGTTAACTGGGTTTGGAAAACGTGTTTGTACCCAAGCAACTCATCTTGCTCTGTAATATTAAGAAGATCGTTTTCGTAATCTTCCAATGTTGTAAGAGCAACTTTTTTTGTTGCCACAACAGTAGAAAAATAACTTTCTACACCGTTGTTTTTTAGCGCACCTTTGATAGGCACTGATGTACGCATTTCCATTGCTTTTTCATCAAGATCAGCACGGGTATGCGCTAGGATGATTACAGACTGTTTTACAGACGGCACCAAAATTTGCATGATCCGTTTGAAATACTGCTGATATTCACCCCATGCCTGCATTGTATTAGCGGCTCCTAATACATACTGGCTTTCATACATATCCATTAAGAATGTCAGCGTGTCGATAACAACAGTGTCAAATTTATCAGCACCATCATTTTGAAGATAAGTAAACGCTTCGATAATTTGCATTGGATCTGTAATAACTTTGGTGGTGAACTTATTACGAAATGGCAAACGTTTACCGCTTTCGCAATTAAGGTAAAGAACACGTCCCTCCCCTTTTAAGTTCATTAAAGATGCTGATTTTCCTGATGCAGACTCACCAGCGATCAACACAAGATGGTCGTTTTGACTCATGTGTACCTCATGGATTTTGATTAATTTTACGAGCGACAGAAGTAAGGACGGTTTTACGCAATTCGTCTTCTGGCAATGGTTCTTGAAGTTTAGAGTTAAACTCTAAAACATGTGCTTCGATGTCTGGGTATTTCATTCCACTGTCCATTAAAGCAAAAGCATATTTGGCAAGTTGATTATTTCTATTGCCATCGCTAATACGAGAAGCAAACCAGCGTTCTAAGTTTGTCAAAGACGCAAGTGGTTTATTTGCTTCTGTAAATTTTTCGTTTTTAGAAGTTTTAGGCACAAATTGCAGTATGTCTAAAACTTCAGTCCCTTTGCTATATTCGTATTTTGCTTTGTTATTGGTCATCCATTTTCGAGATCTTTGAAAAGTTTCTTCATCAAGTTTAAATGGCAACCAATTGCTAATATTATCCATAAACTGGCGATAATCTGTTTTATCAAGTTTTAGTTCATAGTTCATAGGAAGAATAATACGATACCGATTGGCGTCTTCTGTATGGCGTTTAGTTGTATGCATCAGCCAAACATATTCTTTTAGAAGATCTTGGGCTTGTTGCATTGGAAATGTACCATCCACATCCAAGACAATCATATTAAACCCAGGCAAAGCATTTGCTTCGGTGCGATGTTTATCTAGAAAACGATGGTTTGCCCAATGATGTCCTGGAGCAGTTATAAGTTTGTGTAACTTGTTAAATGGCTGCACTTCTGGAACATAATCACGAGCAAAATCCTGACTGTAAGAAAAAGTCATTTCTTCTAGATTGGTTTCTTTAAGTGTCTCACCAGAAAAAAACTCAATGCCGTCAATATAAGTCTTTTTAAGTATAATATGCTGACGATAACCCCATGCTGCTGCCATTGTAAGTAATTCTTGACGGGCTGCGTTGCCTTGTTTGTAAAAAGGTAAGGCCTCAAAAAGATCAGCATGGGTCACTTCTGCACCAATGCCTGCAATATATCTTGCAAGTTTCATATAAGATTTTTCACGTTTGAAAATCTTTTGAAATGCTTCACCAGATTCTTCTGTTAACTTAATGGCTTGACGTAAATGTTTTTCTGTCAGTTCGTCATCTTCGTCAATAAAAGCAAATGCGCCTGCAAGTTTGTATGCTTTGAAATATCTGTGAGACATTTCAGCCTGACGAATAACTTCAAATTCTGGCATTTTCTTGCTAAGTTTTTTGCAATGCGATTGATAAGCAATCAAAAGTTCAGAAACATTGCGAGGCACATTAATACGCCATCCGTTTTTGGCTGGATCTGCCAAATCAGTAAACAATGAAGACCATTTGTTTAATCTGTTTATGTCTGTTTGATCTATCAGATTATCATAAATTTCTGATGGAGTTTCATTTTCTGAAGCAGGAATAGGATTGCCGTAAGCAAAGAAACTGCGGCGTGCATAGCCTGTGTCTAACAAACTATAAAAGTGATCTTCTGTAGATCCGCCGTCAAACAAACGTGTTGGCGTACCAAATAACAGCATATTTGTTGGTGTTTTGCCGACAAGAGGTGCATTGCGTTTGTTGTCATTGGTATTTTTTATAAGTTTTTCTTTGATCAAACCTTGGTCATATAACTCAAGATACGCATGAAGCATATCTGCAATGCTGCTTAAGTTTAAACCGATCTCGTCAACTTGAAAGTTAATAGAACCAGTACCAGATAACAGTATTTTTTGACGTATTTGTTTAAGTGCGGGTACTGTGCCGCTGTCAAAGTCAAATGTAAAAGCACCTGTTTCTCTGTATTCTTTTTCCAATCCAAGAAGCTCTTCGTCTTCATTAGTATTTTTCATAGCTGCTCTGCGCCGAGCCAATGTCCACATATTTTGCTCTGCTAAAATAGGCATTGTGTGATCAATAAAACTTTTTCTAAAACCTTGGCAAACATGAGTTTCTAATAGGTTTGTAGAAAAACCTTTACCAGTACCTGATGGAGACAATGCAACAGCATAGCCGTTTACTGGGACTTCACCGCGTTCTTTTGAAATAAGTTTAGCGCCCATTGTTGCTACAACAGTAAACAAATAATATGTGGCAAGTATGCGAAAAAACGGTTTGTCTTTGTTTTGTGTTCTATGAGACAAAACTTCCGTAACTTCTTCAATAAAAGGGTGATGTTTACTAGAACAAAACTCATTCATGGGTGTATTCGTCCTTTTGCGTACAAATAGGAAATGCTGGACAATAACCACAAGCTTTTACTTTACCGGGTGTTTCAATGATAATGCCTTTGCCTTTTTGTTGCAGAAACAAATGAGCTTGCAGTTTATCCGTAAAGTTTTTTGTGGACCGTCCGTTTGTTTTATTTGGATCAGAGAAATATTTATAAGTTGTATCTCCCCGCCAAAGATCTTTATCGGAACAACGTGGTAAATCACGTTGAGGCGTCTTCTTAAATTTATCAATTTGAGTAAGACGCTCTTTAATCCATGTTTCTGTTTCTTGAAGTGGCATTAACGGGTAAGTTTTAGATACAATTCTTTGATTTGGATAGTTTTGATTTGATTTGCTTTGTGCACGGGACCAGTCTGTAAAGATAAATTGGATCTGCATATGGTCTTTGGTGACTTTATCAGGATTAAGCCATCGATAAATACTGCCTTGCTGTATGTATTTTTCATCATTGGTTCCGTTTATGTAGGTATAAACAGATGTAGATTTGAAATCATTTATCTCGCCATCAAGGATCATGTCGAACTTGCCAGATACGGTATACCCCATAAATTCGCGCTGTGAGCGCTGTTCTAAGTAAATTGGTACCTCACCCTCTTGAATTTCAGTTGGGTTAATTCTGACGGCCTCTACGAGCTTCTCAGGGTATCCTAGACGTCTGAGAGACTCTTTGTAATCACCTCGCCATGCACGTTCGATCCCATCATGAAGAGAATGACCCATACGTGCTGCGATGAAATCAGAAACATCTGGCACTTCTTTTGTCTCAACAGTCAGTCGTCTTTCGAGCAAAGTTTGACGCAATGGACGTAATAATGACGTTGCAGAGATTGCGTATTCATTGGGGGTAAAGTCATAACTGTCAGCTGCGAGCCATACAGCAAGAGGCAAACTTATGTCATTGATGTTTGTAATTTGCATGAATTTCCTCCAAAATAGGAAACAACTTTACTATGCTTTCACAACAAATCAACTGCTTTGCTTTGATTTGTTTTTCTTTTTGTAGTGATCAGCAATGGTTTGTTGAATAGCTTTTGGGCCTGCATTGTTTGGAAGCTCTATTTCTTCTGCCCAGGATGGATAAAAGATAGATAAATTACCACCAAGCTTAACAGTGTCATGAGCAATGTCTGGATGATCTTGCCATTCGACAGCTTTTACAAGATGCTCGTTTACATAAGCTAATATGTTAAGATCATTTGGAATGATGTAATACTGAGCATCATGAATATGCGCAATTGGTCTAATCTTTGTAGCATATTTACTGTTTCTGACTTTCTGCATGAATTCTGCGCTGGCGCGCGAATTCAGCAGACACCACGATTGACCAAGTGCGTTACCAGCTGTTCTACCTTCAGCGGCTGCTTCATGAGGTGTGGCTTTGTTTCCTCTAATGACTTGATGTAACAATGGTGTACGTACACGTAAACCAAATGCAGCTGTAATATAGCCTGTTTGAGACGCTGTGTTAAGTTTGTCTGCAATCCAATCATCACTTTGTTTGTAAAGATCGTGATAGCTTTTCTCGATGTTTTTAGCATCTTTTTCTGAAAAGCCGCCTTTAACCATTAGCGTATGGGCTGTACCTTGATACGTTAAAGCAAAGGTTGGCATTTTAGAATCTTGTCGAAACTGTTTGTATTTTTGAGCAATAGAATTGATGCTTTCAACAGATGTTGGATCAATATCAGGCATATGTTCTTTGAAATATGCGTAAGCACGCAATGAATGACCATCGTAGCCGTCTGTGTAGACTTTCAATTTATTTTCATCTTTGGTCGTAAGCGCAGAAATACGATCTTCTAAAGATGAAAAGTCTAAACCAATCATTAAGTAACCGGGTGGGGCGCGAAAACAGTTTTTAATCGCTTTAGCGTATTTAGAACCTGTTGCTGGCAAGTTTTGTAAGTTAGGGCTGGAACTGGATAAGCGACCTGAAACAGTGCCACCAAGATTAAAGTTGCCAAATAAATAATATCCTCCGTCTGGACCTTGCAAGGCGCTTTCCATTGGAGGAATAAAAGTAGAAATAATTTTATCGACAGCTTTAAACTTTAGCAGTTGATCCAAAAGATCGAGAACTGCTGGAGTTGTGGCATGTATTTTAAGTTTTTCTATTGTATCTGCAGAAACAGAAGGAGATTTGCTTTGTTTTGTGTATTCAATAATTGGCAAATCTAACTCATTATACAATAAACGTTGCACCTGTGGCCCAGAATTAGGATTAAATTTTAAAGGACAATCAAGGGCTGTAACACGTTTTACTTTAAGTTCTGTATTTCGCTTTTCAGCCCATTCAATTTTGAGTTGGTTTGTAAATCCTTGTACAAAACTGTGTTTTTGTATGTTTTGCAGTGCTTTGGTTTGATCTGCTTTTAGCATAACTTTGGTTTTAAGCACTTCTTCCATATCAAGAGGCATACCTGTTAGCTGCATTTGAATAATGTCTTTAATTGCGGGTTGAAATAAAGACCGATAAATTTCGTGTTGATTGTCTTTTATAACAGTCTGAATGTGCTTGTTGTACACAAATTGTGTAGAGCAAGCATCAATAAGATTATACTCAAGCAGTTGATCAAGAGGTATTTTACGAATGTCTTTGATTTCTTCTACAGCATAATTACCTGCAAACTCTTGTGCTTGGACTTTCAAAGAAAGCTCATTTCCGGCACA